GCAGAAAGCACCTGAAGAAACTGCCCATGAGGGATACAGATAGGCTTAAAAGCTGTGCCGTCTACCATAGTAATGTTAACCTTGATAGTCATCATGCTCTCGGCACTTCCCGCTGTCATCAGATAAACCTCCTCCTTTGGGTCTGGTTTAGTAATCAGTACGTTCTGGAGGATAGGCATAGGGCAAAACTTCTGAATTACCTTACCAAGAACGTTTAACGTGCGGACCATCTCCGCAATAGGAAAAGTAAATTTCATATCGTTGTTATTATAAATTGTTATTCAGAGAAAGCTGCTGCTGCCGCCCTACTCTCTATCGGAATTAGGGTGCGGGACGACAAACAGCGAGCAGCAGATAGTCAGTTTAGAAAGGCAGGTCGTCCTCGTTTGTCGGTGCACCTGCAAATGGATCTTCATCAGGCTTAGGTGCAACGTAACCAGAAACTCCCTGTGCAACAGGAGCCGTATAAGCAGCCTGTGGCTTTGGTTGAGCCTTATGAAGATAGAGGGAGCAAATACGGAAGTTCATACGATTTCGTACAGCCTTAAAGAGAGAGGTGTTCTCGTCCGTCGGGTCTTGTGTAGCCCATTCAGGATGCTTGCCACCGTCAGCATCTATCACCTTCTTAGCCACAGGCTTAGCATAGAACTTAACAAAGTCGGGTGAAAAGTTCATCACCATTTCATGACTTGGTACGTCTTTTTTGTTAGGGTCATCGCCACGTTGGATTGCTTTCTGCCGGATAGCATTACCATAAGCCTCATTATAAGGCCAGATACTCACACGCAGAACAGCCATCTGTTCATGGGTTTGAGGGTTCTCCTTGACGGAAATCTCATTAAAATCTAAAGGGATACAAACGTAATTACGTTGTGCACCATTCTCTTCCATACTCATCAACTTAGCATCTTTTAGCTTTAATAAGTCGATGTTTCCATTAAAACTTGCCATATTGTTACTATTTAATTAAAAAGGTAAATCACTTTCATCTACTGCGGGAGGTGCGGGGGTTGTTGTTGCAACAGTGCCGCCACCACCGCTATACTTTCCTTGTCTACGGTCCTTAAAGTCACGCCAACGCTGTCGCTCTTCATCAGTAAGAACAACCACGTTGCCCTTATCATCGAGGATAGGCGCAGGGTCAGGTTGCTTCAAGAACTCAGTGTAAGTTGCCATCAGTTCGTCATAATCAGCAGGCTGCTTGTCCTTTGTTCGATAAAAGTAAACAGCGTGTTCGGTGCGAACTAACTCACGAACCTGCTTTGGCTGAATAGTCGTATCTCCTTCCCACTCACGTCCTTCAAAGTATCGACGTGTACACCAAGCCTGGTGCGCAAAATAGTTTGTCTGCTCAGCCTTGCTTGGCTGTCCATTCTTTGTCTTTCTGAACATCTGTGGTGGATTCATTGTGATACCACACGTTTCACAATAGTCCATCACACGACGCTTGAAAGCCTTTGTAGAGAACGAATCGTTTTTATTCTTAGACGCTTCGGCATAATCAGCCTTATACTCTTCCAACATTGAATCAAGGTCGATTGGTACACCGTAAACGTGTTCCTGACCAAAGAATACACGAGCAAAACGCAAGAAAGACTCGCCAAGCGACTGAGTAAGCGTACGCTGCTCCATATACTTCTTCTGTGCATCAACTTTTTCATCAAAGCGCATAACGAACTGTACAGCAATAGCACAAATCATAATGAGCTGCGAACGGGTGCGGTTGCTCATCCTGTCGAGTGACACAGGATTAAAGTCGGGCATCACGTCAGAGATATATCGAGCAGCCTTATTTTTCAGAATATTTTCGCCACTAAATCTATGACTGAAACCGCCTAAGCACACACGGCGCATAGTTGAATCGTCCATATCAGAAAGTGGATAGTTACTTGAAACTACGTGACCAGGACCTTCAGATAACTTGATTTCCTGTGGATCAACAAATTTCTTTTGTGTCACAAAAGAGCCTGTTGCGTAGTTGTAAAGCGACTTAATAGAGAAGTTCTGATTGACATCCTCCCAATGGACCACACGATGATGACGATGTACATAACGGGAAAGCGAGAAACTAAGGTCACGGCTCGGCTCTATATTCTTACCGTCAATATCGAGGATATAACAGCACGAACCGGCAAACATCTTCACGAAAGTACTCTTACCTGAACCACCTTCTGCACGTCCGTTACTACTGACAGTATTCTCGACAAGATAAGGAATACAATTCGACTTACTTTCACGGTAACGCCACAATACACGTCCGAGACAGAAGACAAGGTTTGCCATACGGCCGTCCAACTCAAGTTGTTCTTCTGAAGAAAACGTTTTACCAGCATGAAGAAGGTCTTGTTCTGTCTTCCAGTCCTCGTTAGCGAAGCCACGCAATACACGCAAAGACGGACACATATCCTTGTCTTGCTTACCTTTCCAGTCCACCATCCAACGATGACCTTGTGCCCAAAGAGCAAGCTCAGTGCTTTCGCTTGCAAGCTGCTGAAGAGTGTAAAGCGGTTGACCGTTGTCATCTTTCTGTTCACGTTTAGCCTCTATCGCCTTCTTTCTATCTTGATAAACAGGATTTTCCTCAATAGCGAAAGGATGAGACTGTGGCATATAGAAAGGCCAAGGCATTACCTCACCACGATCGATATTAAAGTCAATCTGCGAATAAGGTACAAGCGTTATGTCGTCCTTAGTAATACGAAGAGCACCATTCTGAAAGTAGAAGTAATCTACATCTGGGCCATAACCGTCCTTATAGTTTACCTGAACAGCAGGAAGCGAGCCGATAGTTTTCTCGTTCACCTCTCTATTATCACGACTGATAGCTTGCACCATCAGACGATAGTCTTCAGGGTCAGAGTTGTTCTGGCGTGCATATTCTGTCAGACATTCCTGCACACGCTGAACCATAGAAGGAGCGTCTAACTCGTCAGCGAAAGGTCCACTAATATGTACAAAACGACCGATTTTATCAGTAGACTCCATATCAACATCACGCACATATCCTTCAGCAGCCATGAACTCCCAGACGGTAGCAGGGTCAATCACGTAATAGTCCTCCTTCACTCGTCCACGTGTATCTCGTTTCTGTTTCTTCTCCATAGGACAAGAACTTAAAGCCGAAGTTATACAAGCAACAAAACGGCGATCAAGGTCGTCATCATAGAGGAAGCTCTCTTCTTTAGGCATACGATAAGCTAAGAAGAAATCGCGAACGGTACGAACAGGACGTGCAAAGACACGAGGAGTGCGGAGATAAAGACGGTCGGACATATTAGGAGGCAAGGACGCTCTCAGTATATCACGATAACGTCTTCCTATAGCACGAGCAGCAAGGACACTACGATTGTCGTTAGGAAAAAGCGTATAAACTCTTTCAGCAAAGCGCGACAACTTATTATAATGTACAGGTGAGAAATCGACCTTACCATAACTAAATGCTACGTGGAACCATTTCTGCTGTGTCTTAGGAAAAGTGTATCTAAGAGCTTTCAGATGATAATAAGTAGCCACTGCATCCTGTGGAGTCGTGCAATAAATTACGCCTTGCGCCTTGATGTCCTTGTCTTCGATAGGTTCTTCTGTTAATTGCCAACGACCGTTAGGCACGCCGTCTTTATCTTCCCCCTCAGCCCAGACCTGTTTAGTTTCAGTCACAATTTCATCAGGATCAAGCGTATCTATAGCACGGCGAACAGCGGTAGACTCTGTAGTACGGTGTTCTACAGCAAAAGTAAAGACCCTATCACCAGACAACCATCGTGACACTTTGGAAGGCTTAACCTCTTCATCATTACTAAAGACAATAGGCGGCACGTCCATAGCAGGACGGAACACGCAACCACAACGCTCATCTTCAGCGTCGACATAAGCGAGAAAGAGAGGATTAAATGGTGTTCCATAAATCTTCTCGCTGACGGGTTCACCGTTACGGTTGACTGCTGGTAAGGTGCATTCTGTAAGGGAATAGATAGCAAAATCCTGTTGAATAAAGTAAGGTTCAAAATGCCATTTACTATCCAGTCGGTCAGTATCAAATCCAAAGTGAGCCTTATTGCTACTATCCACCCATACCGAACACCCAAGAGCTGTAAGTTCCTGTGGTGTAAAGTCAGTCTTTGGTTGGAAATCGAATGACGTTAAAGGACGGTCGCTAACACCACGATAATCACGGTGCAAGATAGACGGCCACCGCTTCGCAATCTCGTCTTCGCTGTACCCACATTTCACGGCAAGTTCACGGCACACCTTGCGCAAGTTTTCTCCCTCTACGGTGATAGAAGATGCACATCCCTTGTGTTCGCTCCAGAAGCCAAGGTTATGAATAGCCGCATAGAGTTCGATAGCACCATAGCCCTGTCGTTTTGTGCGAGTACACATCCAACGTGAAACAGGGTCTTTGTATAATCCGCCTCTTTCATTCTTATAGATGATAAAATGAGGAGTATTAGCACCATCGCCCTCTTCCTTACTGAAAGGGCACCAGCAAGCCGTCTGCGTATCGTCATTCTGCACGTCAGCAGGACGAACAAGCATCGTTAGCGGCAATGCTGCTATCTCCGAGATAAGAGGGTCAAAAATCATATTGTTCTTTTGTTTAGAAGTTCATTAACATTCAGGCTTTCATACTTTATATTAGAATAAGCAGCCCTGTGTTATAAGTTGGGGAGGTTCTTGATGAATAGGGATAAACAAGCGTTCCTTAACTACTTTATAATCCGAAGCCGAGAAGGTGTTCTGGTGTTCCCATTCAGCAACACAAAGAAACTGGTCAGCAGGCATCTCGAAACTACTGATGAATACAGGTTGTTGTTGTTCTGCGCACCAACGGTAGAAACGTTCGTAATCAAATTTTTCGGCAGCGTTATAGACATTGGTACCCTTATAAGGAATGTCGCAATAAATAACACTATCTTTAGGAATAGCAACATCCGAATAATCAACAGAACTATATGAGAGTTCAGCCCTTCCACACGAAAAAGGAGAATAAGATAAATGTACACAACGCTCAAGACTCTGTAGTCTAATAAGATTTTCAGTCTGTTCAAAAGACTGACAATCTCCATCGTTACAGAAGAAGTAAGTCTTTATAGCTCGATAGCGAGATTGAATTCCTTTTATTTCTTTAAGGAAAGAAAAGTCATGACCCAGTTCTAAGCCAGGACCGTAATCATCAAAAACTAAGGCATAATGAATAGCTCGTTTTAGGGGTTCACGTTCACGACTATAAAGATAATCACGCATATTATTACCGAAACTCCAGACGATTGCCACATAAGGGTCAGTATCCTTCAACTTGTAAAAGTCCTCTCTACTTATCCAACGTTTTTCATTAACGTATTTACCTTCCAAGGCAGCAACGAACAACTCAGGACACATCCAATTAATATCATTAATATGGACAGTCTTGAATTTACGACGCAATAACGCAGCATGCGAAACAGCACAACCACCACAAAACAAATCAAAGAAATGTTCTTTATTCGGCAGAATGGACAGGATGCGTTCTGCAAGTTTATTCTTACTTCCCTTATAAGGTAATCCGTACTTCATCCGCCTTATCCCTCATGTTTTACATTATCCACACCATGAAGAGCACACCAAGTACTCCAAGCCGTAAGTTTCGCATCATAAAGAGCATTATGCGCTAAATTTACCGACAAACATTCAGGTCTACGAAAGCCATTACAAACTGTGTCATACACCTTATTATAATCCTTATTTATCAAGGATAATGCTTCTTCTTTTGAGTAAATAGATTCACGTACGAAAGTTTCAAGAACAACAGAACGTGCATCACGGATAGCATGATAGTTTACAGGAAACTCTATATTAAAAGTTTCAAAAGCATTGCGAAGAACTGGCACATCAAAGTCAGAGCCTTGTGCCCATAAACAAATACTCTCCGCACTGGACGTAGAGCGAACTTCTTCAAGCCATGCTTTAAAACTCAGAAGAACATCTTTTATATGTTCAACATGTTCGCTAAGGATACTATTCTTCAAAGTAGCATCTCTTTTACTCCACCACTTACAAGTCTCGGGGTCAATATCAAAGCCGGACATCATAGCCGAACGAAGGTCTACACCAAAAGAGACTTCATAAGCATCTTCAAATAGCCGTTCTGACTTTTCTTCAAAGCGGTTCCACGCAACCGCACCGATTTGTATAATAGCCGCTGTAGGCGAAAGACTCGCGGTTTCTAAATCAAAGGTAACATCTAAATGTTTCATGTCTATATATTTAAAAATCTATCTAAGTTCAAATACTTTACCTTACAGGTATGTTTGTTTACAAGCTGTGCTTCTATTAAAAGCTTCATGTCCTCTAAAGAAGAAAAATGAAAATTAGGGTCATCAAGTTCAACGGCATAATACCAAGAGCCTTTCCCATTTCGTGCAACAGCATCTGTGCAACGATAAATAAAAGCATCCTGTGCTATTCCACGTCCTTTTCCAACAAGAAACGCAAAGGTGTGTACCAACTGCGCCCAGTAAGCACCACGAAAAAGAAAGGTCAACTTATCATCATGCTGACCTCGGTAATCAATGGTATAAGCCACAGGGCGCAATAAGGATACACACGCTTCACGTTTCATCTTCTAAACAAGAATCAAACACATTATTAACAATTCATTACTTAACACACCTATTAGAGAGCGATTGTTGCCAAGCTTCCTCAAGCATCTGCTCAGCGTCAAAGGATACATCACTTGAAGGCTCAAGTTCACGAAGGATAGCAACGATTCCAATACGTTCAAATTCCTTCCAGTTGTCAGAAGAAAAACGTTTCTGAATAGTAACATCACTTAGCATACCTAAAAGAGCCATAAAGTTTTTAAAAGAAGCACGAAGACCCCATTCTTCTCCTATAGCTGTCCAGAACCATCCATTACCCGAGCCACCATTAAGTCGCAAGACATTAAGGTAATCGAGGACAGCTTTTTTCTGATTACTTCTAAGGAAAAAATCTTTTACAAAATCAACACCTACTAATTCCCACAAACGAAAGCCTTCCTTAAAGAACCTATCATAAGTAAATCCACGTGAAGCACCATATTTCTCCATTAAGGAATAAAGTTTTTCTTTATCCATCACAGAGACATCTGAAGATTGCAGTCTTTTTTCTCTTATTAAATTTTGTAAAATCATAGATGCTTAATAATATATTTTGTAAATTTCGGTACAAAGTTAAAGTTTTTCTTTAAACAAACAATGTTTTTCTTCAATTTAATTTGTGAATTTAACTATTTTCTCAATAAGATTAAAGTAAAACATTGATATTTCGAGATAAAACAACAAACTATACATACAAATATTTAACAATAAAATTTAAAATATGGAATACCGTTACAATTACAACTTCCTTCTTCAATGGATGGAAGTTAATCAAAAGACTAAGAAAGATGTTCTAAGAGCATTAGGCACAAAAGACTACGGAAGTGTAAAAAAATGGATGGAGGGAAGTATTCCTATGCACGTTGAAGCAATTTTACGTTTATGTAATACATTTAGCATTCCGATAGGAGCTTTTTTTTATGACGAAGAAAAAATTAAAGAGATGCCTAACGCTGAGCTTATATTATCAAATCTCCAGCCAAACAAAACAGGAGTAGAAGGAGAAAAGTATAAAAGCAAGGGGAATATATCAAGTGAAACTATTATAGAAAAAAGAACAAGTATAATACCTCCTTTTGTTGATACAGTTTGCATTAATAACACAAATGAAAATGCTACGAACACAGAACTTATCAAAAAGAATCCTGAAATTCTGGAGTCTCAAAAAGAAAACGAGAAAGACCAACAAGCGTCTCAAGAATGCGAAAATAAAATCACAAAAATCCAACTTCTATACGAACGCCAATTGAAGGAAAACGAGAGAAAGCATAAGGAGGAAGAAAATAGAATTAGACAAGAATGCCAGATAAGGTTTGATGCTGAGAAGAAACGCTTAATGGACATTATAGAGCGACTAACAGAAAAAATATCTCTTATTTAAGCTTTATAAGACTACAAATAGCACATTTATAACACAAGTAACGACTTATAAATAAAAACCCTCCGTTATCCATCACGGACTACGGAGGCGATTCACATAAACAAAATAAATATTATGTAGTAAACAAGAGTCCTTTTTATTCGTATCGACCATTTTTTGAGTAACGTGACATAAACTGACGACCGTCAGCAGCGGCATCAGTCAGTCCGCCACGTCCAAATTTATTGACATGTGCCTTAATACCGTTCTTCTGAAGTTCAGAAAGAACAGAGGAAAGCTGGGCTATTGTTGCTCCTAACTCCATTATTTGTGCTTGCTGACCCACCGAATCAGCAACAGTGAACTGTGCAACATTGCCACTATCATAAGCCCTATAACTCATACCGCTTCGATTCTTGTCAAAACGAACAATCTCTGAAATCAAGTCAGGACGAGCCATCATCAATGCTGCTGTAGTTTCACGTCCGATAACCATTTCAGGGCCACGCTCCGCAACCAATGCAGGCTGACCATTAATAAGCGTGGTAATAGGGTCTTTAATTAATCCCGTCGATAGCTCACCTGCTTCTGTAGCTGCATACACATGTCCGTCATTACCCACTACTGGATAAGTCTTACCATCATTGACACCACGGAAAGCCTGCACGTTACCCGCATCATAAGTCAACATGCCGCTAACAAGTTTAGTATTCGTAGAAGTATCAGAAGACTTGTCGCCACCGCCAAACAGTGAAGACACCTTACCCATAGCAACCGAAAGCAAACCATTCAACAATGCTGTAATAACTGCAACAAGAGGGATACCCCACCAACCAAGCTTACCAATAATATCAGCTGCACCACCAGCAATACCCATTGAAGTTTTAGCCTGCGTCTCAGAAGATTTAGTTTGAACACTTTCTGATGCCTGCGTTTTCTGAGTTTGGATAGCCGTCTGCGCAGTTTTATCCAACGACTGTTGTATCGTCTGCCCAGAAGCCTCTGTTAAGGTTTGCTTTGCTGTCTCAGCCTCCTTACTTACCTCAAGTGTTTCTTTTCCACTCTGTTCCTCAAGTTTCTTTTCTTGTTTCTTCTGTTTTTTCTTTGTACGGAAAATAGAAGAAAAACCACTCGTAATAGCCTTTAGTAAAGACTTTTCTCCCTTCTGTTTCGCCTTACGTTCATCCTTTACTCCGTTAGTTTCAATAGAGACCTCTTTTTTCTTATTCTTTTTCTTTAAGCCAAAGATCTGCTGTGCAAACTCTTTGAAAGACATCTTACGAATCTTCTGACCGCCCTTATCTATTGCAGAGATTTTACCCTGCTTAGACATTTCAATAGCTTCCTGCTCTTTCGCTGAAGCAGCCATCTGTGTACTAACGAGACGGTCATTTATCAATTGAAACATACGACGCTTGATAGTTTCTTGCATCATGTTTACAGTCAATTTCAAGAAACTATTAATCATACCGCCAACAGCCTGCTTAACGGTCTTTTCAGAAGACACCAAAGCCTCTCCTAACTCGGTACCAAAAGTTTCTACAGGTGCGAACAAACCATAGAGTTCGTCTATACGATTCTTCATCTGTAGAACCAATGATTTAGTATATTCTATACTTGCCTCTTGTGCTCGTTTCTCAGCCGAAGCAAGTACCGCTTCATCAGCATGAGCCGCTTTTAAGTATTCGTAATAAGCCTGTGCGGCTTGCATCTTCACCTTATAGAGTTCAACCTCTGGATCAGCACCAAACGACTGTAACACTTCCCAATTGCCATATACGCCATGATTTTCGGTAGTATTATCACCTTCATCTCGTCTCCGTTCAGCATCAGAGGTAAACTGCCAGATACCCTCCTTCTGCTGATTCAGTCGAACCTCTTCTGCATCAAAAGCAACCTTTTCGTCTGTATGGTTCCAACGGAAAGTTAAAAGTTTCTCTTGTCTATCAGCAGCCTTTTTCAACGCTTCAGTATAATCATCATTATACTTTATTAATGTGTCATAGAAAAGACGAATACCATCAGAAGCCTTACCACCGACTTTTGCCCCTTCAGAGAGAGTATCAAAGAGAACACCAAGGTCAACAGCGGCAGAGGAGCGTTCATCTTCAGAACCAAACAACATATCAAGCAATGACTGTCGCCCCTCCATGCTGTCAATATTCAACATTTGTAATGCGTCAAAATTCGCTCGTGAGTTCTCGAAGATCGATTGAATAGAAGCATTACGAGTACGGATTACATCTTGCGCATTCTCTCCACCGCTCAAGACCGCCTGACTATGCAAAGCATCAAACGGTGAAAAGCCTAACTGCTCAAAGGTGTTTAAGTAATCATTATCAACCTTACCAGTATAATCGTCCTCCAAGATTTTCTGTCGACGAGCCTGTTCAACCTTATTAGCAGACTTGGCATTAGCCTGTTCATTCTTTGAAGCATTATGCCAAACTTGATCCAACAAGGACGTACCAGGACGTTTCAAATCTTTCGATAGTTGTGTTATGCGTCCACGAAGTGCACCAATATTCACCTCACCAATACGGTCAAGCAAGACTTTACTCTCGTTATATCCGTCTTTATCATCCTGCTCAATCAGATCAGAATCCATGGTCTTCTTAAAAGCATTCCAATCATTCTTGACATCAGCAATACTCTTTCGTGCATTCGACAAAGCGATGTTCATACGTGCCTTGATACCAGCCTCTAATTGGTCGCGCAAAGTTTCTTCCATATCTGTAGCCGAGGCAACCTTATACAAAGCTGTTATTTGTCGATCGTAATAATTCTTCACGTTGTCAATAATAGCCTTAACATCTTCTTCAGCATCCTTCAGCTCGTAACGTTTTGCCTGACGAGCTTCACGCTCTGCCTTTTTTCTCTGCGCTTCAAGAGCCTTAGCAGCTGCTTTTGCCGCTGCCTCCGCTTCCTTGTCAGTGGCAAGTAAATTCAACCCACCATTGTTGTCTGGAGTATCATCTTCCGCAACAACTGTAGAAGTATTGATACCATCACGTAGAGTTTTTTCTGACCGTACGACATCATTTAAACGATGCTGATTATTCCACTTTTGAGCAATATATTTTATCGCTTTTAAAAACTGTACGCCCCGTTTTTTGTAGACCTGTTCAGCATAAGTTTCACCAGATATTTCTGCAAAAATGGGAGTATTAGCAGTCCCATAACCACTGGTTGTTAACTTTGTTCCACCAGAACGAAGTTCATACAAATCATCTATAGCTTTAGGATTTAATCCAAAACGTTTACCTAACGAAACAGCTAAAGTATGAAGAGTCATACCTTTTTGTTTCATAGCATTTTCGACAATATGTCGCAAATCAGCTCCACTGGTCTTTAGATTGTTTTTTTTAGAAAACGAATCATAACTAAGCAAATGATTGATTTCATATTGTGCATAACGTTCATAATGAGTTTTTCTATACTTATCAATACCTTCTTGCACAGCCTTTTCTTTAAGTTGATCAACAACTTTCTTATAAGCCTTAGCAAGATCTTCCGCCGTAGACTTCTCTGTAAGCATATAGCCCAAATACGTACCATATTTAGAGTTAAACTCTTTTATAAGGTCAGCACGGGCTTTTGTTCCAACATTTGTCTTATCAAGTTTATCTTTTAAGGCATCCAAAGCAGACTTTTCTACCATAAAAGAAGACACAGTATTTTTCACCTGTGTATCTAATTCGCTCACAGTAGAAGTAGCATCTTTTGTCTTACTTGTAAACTCGACGATGTAATAAATAAGTGAGACTATAGCAGCTATCACAAGTCCAAAGACGTTAGAGTATAATGCTTTATTCAATCCTTCTTGCGCAATCTTTGCCTCCGTAGCCGCTACAGCTTCTTCTCGGTCAGCAGCAGCACGGAAACGCTGGGCTATTGCAGATGCCATTATAGCATCCTTCATAGACCTAAAGCTTTCAACAATCGTTAAGACTGCAAAAGAGACACCTTTAAATAAAAAGAAAGTAACGAGAGCTGGGAGTAAAGTTAAAATAGTCTTCACAGTTCCCGCCAGCATCGTTAAAAAGAAACTGATGTTATGAGTAACGATAGACGACTCTGTTAACGATTTAGAGAAATCATACCATGCTTGCGCCATATCCTTAACAGCACTGACACCTTTAGGATTAACAAATGATTTCTCCCACATATTATTAGCTCTTTCAAGAATAGCTTGCGCACTCTCCTGCTGCATTTCATATTCTTGAGTTGCCGCTGTACCTTCTCGGAATGCCACCTTAGCTGTCTCGAGATGTTCCTTCAGCATATCTACATTTTTCGCCATAGTAACCATCACGTTACCAAGACGAGAACCATTACCACCAATCTTGTCAAAGGTATCTTGCAAGGCATTCATGTTACCCTTAGCCCTCATTTTCTCAAGGATAAGAATAACAGCATCCATAGTCCTTCCCGCCGTAAATAGTTTATTGATAGTACCAGATTCAATGTTCAAAACTTTTTCAATCAAGTTATGATTTTTCTGTAATGCGACAAAGAAACGAGTAAAGGCTGTAGAAGAAACCTCCATCGGCAGCTGCATAGAATCAGCAGCTGAACCTAAGGCAAGAACCTAATCAGTCGTAATACCTGCTACAGGAGCCGTACCAACCAAACGACGTGCGAACTCAACGATATTATTAGAAGAAGATGTGGTCGTTGATGACAACTTGAAAAGAGCAGAACCAATCTTTAACATTGACTTTTCTACGCCAAACTTAGGAATAAGTCCCATCGTTTCCGTCATCTTAGCAAGAGCTGTCAAAGATTCTGGTCCCATATCTTCAGCCAAAGCGACCTTCACCTGATTGGCAGCCTTTACGAAACTTTCCAAGCCTTCTACACCATACTTACCCATACCAAGTTTACTACCCACATAAGCATCCTGTGCCAAAGACTGAATCGTAGAGCGCGTATCAAGTTTAGACAGATTTACGGCTAACTTATTTACCTCCGCCGTAGTCAAGCCACTAACCTTACGAATATCATTCAACTGGTCAGAGAACTTTAAGTTATCACTAATAACACCTTGTAACTTTGAGCGAATTAAATTGAACGCTCCAAAAACACCAATATAAG